GTAGTTAGAATATCAACACTCTTTGTCTCGTTGTACAGCATAATTGTATTACTGCCTGAACTGCCAGCCGTGAATACATGAGCCCCTATAGAGTTCAACTTCAAACCGTCAAGCGTGCTTGGCACCACCATCCTAGCAATTCCATCTCCAGTATATAGTTCAATAGTATCTGGTATGGCTTTAAGGGCCATAGCTCTTTCAATGAAGCTAGAGTTGCTAGCAAGAATTTTCTTTGTTGTGTTTGATGCGGCGTCAAGGTACAGAATGAAATCTGCACTCTTGTTCATACTCACACCAGTAGCTGCAACATTTTGTATCAGCTCTATCTTGCCATCATTAAGATTGACGAAGTTATCGTCTACCTGATCATGGGTAAGCGGAGATCCCTTCCCAGCCCTTGTCGTAATACTCGCCATAATTAATCTACCTCTGTGTACCCATCAACCCAATAATACGGTTGGACATATGGAAACTTTGTGTCATAAGCTCCTTGGTTTGGACCCCTCTTCTCATAAAACCTTCGCCCATTTGTCATTTGGTAGGCTACTCTTCGTGGGCTATAAGAACGTCTACTGCCTATTCTAAATTTCCTAGCCATTAATAAGTAGCCTCCGTCGCTGGCTCTAATGATCGATAAGATCTTTTTATCGGTGGTACTGGGTCCATGTCGTAGATTCTGGACATTGCATCTAAGAAATCAGGGTGCACCGTAGGGAATAAGTTGTATTCATTATTCCTCATCCACTCTGTCACATCGTAAACCTTACCCTCTTCATCTATGCAATTTATTTTTTTAGAAACCAGAAATTCTTGATTCCTTGAAATCATATCTTCTTGTGCTGAAGTGAGATTTCTTTTATCAGTGGGGTAAGGAAAGAAGAATGATCCATCCTTCAAATCAGGCTCTAGCCTTTGTATCCTGTCTTTCTTTGATTGCGATCCCCCTCCGCCAACCCAGTTTAACTCGTAGATGGGGAAAGAGCTCCCTTCAATAGTCATCATTTGTTTGAAGTGATCTATATCTGACTGAGCTCCGTATCGCTCATAGCCGATCTTCACTTCTCTGACGCCATGTGCTCTTTTCCACCTTTTTCGTATCTTTTTTAGAGTATCCCATCTTTCGGATAATTGAAGTCGGTGACACACACCATCTAAAAGATACTTATTGTAGTTTGCATCAACACCAACAACAGCAATAGCCGTTCTGTTGGATGTCTTACTCTTTGAGTTAGCAGGATCGACCATGATATACACATTCATAGTGTATGGTCTTATCTCCCACTCATTCCACCACTCTGTCTTAAACGCGAGGTCGGAGCCAGCAATAGGATTCAATAACTGCTGACATGCAACCACATAAGTAGAAGTGGTTTTCTTTATCTCTTCCCATCTCTCCTTCTCAAGAAAGACGGGCTCTCCATCCATCTGCCCGTTATGCGTAGCAGGGTGTACACGCGGCTTTACCGCAGCCCGTTGGAGGATAGTACCATAGGTATCTCCGTATGAATACCTTGTGCCAGCATATTGGAATCTTGGCCCGTGAGTTGACCCTAGATTCAAGGATAGCTCCCACTGAGTCGTGGTTTTTGCTATCTGTTCTGGTGTGTTGACTGCCTCTTGGACAACAACATCATCGTAAACAATTAGATTAAAGTGGCGACCTGTTGGTTGTCCATCAACCAATCCATGCGCCTCAATAGTTTGTTCTTTAGGATTAGAATTTCTTTTTACGCAAATCCCTTCATTCTCTGCCCATTTGGGAGCTTGTTGTCTTGGCTTCTCCCAAAGGATGTCAGGGTAGAGCTCACAGAGCTTTTGATTCCCCTCAAACTCCTGCATTATCTGACGCAGGAATGGCTTTGCCTGTTTTGCAGAAAAAGAAATTAATCCAATAGTAATGTCTGGATTACATAAGACTTCTTGAACGCAACCAAGAAAAGTAATGATTGAGCTCTTGTAATGGAATCGAGCCCATAAATCTAAATGGCGATCCCTGTCACTCTCAACTTCCCTGCATCGATCATAAATCCATGGATGCAGCATATCGTGGCGATTGCAAAGAAACACACCAAGGTAATAACGATCAAGCTGACCCAGAGTCCGAATAAAAGAATCATCAACATTGTCATCACGGTGACAGTCAGCATATGCCTCCACCACAATGTGGTAAGGGGCTGACTGCGCCCATTCAGCGAATTGCTTCGCAGCCTCAGAGTTCTTGTTGTCAAGATAGACACTATCTTCTATAACAGGTAACACAGGATCCTCTCATGATTTTTTATAACCAGCAGCATACGCAGCTTTTTGCTGTGCTTGCGCTTGCTTTTTGGTCGGGTAACATTTCCCTTTGCTTCCCCACTTCCATCCCTTTTTATCACCCTTCAAAGAACATCTTTGAATTGGCATTAAGTTTGTCTCCAAGATAACCAGAACCTAAGTTGGTCTGGGTTCTCAATCATCTCAAGAATTTCTTCGTCGGTTAATGTCTCAGTCCATTCAGCGGGATATAAAGCTTTAAATTGCGTCACTCTTTGATCAGGAGCTCCGGGGGGAGCAGCTACAGTGATTTGCTCTCCACCAGCAGGGGAAGTTGGGCTTCCTGAATATACGCTAATTGGAGAACCAGACGCGATCTCAGCAGACCTGATAGATGCCGCCTCATTAATATTCGATTTAGTTGTTTGGGCAGCAGGGTCAAAATCCTCGGCCCATCGAGCATCAGACCAGTTCCTGTTGTCAGGACTCATAAATGGACCAATATCAGGCAATCCAATCGAATCCAGAAGTCCCGAAACCATACCACCTACTCCGGCAGCAGGACTAATCATGCCAAACGCTGCTTTTGCTACAGTCTCCGCCGTCATTTTTCCAAATGGTGTATCTATACCGGTTTGAGCAGCTTTAGCTGCATAAGCCTGATCTCTCATTTCTTCGTAACGTGATTGAGAAATCGACTGATCATGCGACTCCAGTCTTGCTAATTGTGTTATTCCATCTTCGTCAGTATATGTTAAGGCTTTACCGGGAACCCATCCTTTGTCTTTGTATTGAGCGTCAGTAAAATTAGTCCCAATCCCGGTTATAGTTTGATCCTTTGCTCTCATGGCATCACCTACCAAAGTGTGACCCATAGTGCTATGTGTTGGTTGGGTGCCTGTGGGTTGTCCTGATGCATCAACTCCCCCGTAATATCCAAACTGACCAATATGAGATGACCCCATTGGATCGAAGTTTTCGGGGTCTTTATCCCGCGCTGTTTGCGCAGGATTGGCTGATTTAGCGTTAGATATGTCGGCGCTTATAGCATGGGATACTGCTTCTGCGTAATTACCACTGCTCTCGTGACCTCCGCCCTCGCTATCTGGTCCTTGTCCTGCTCCTGTATCGCCCGGACCACCCGGCGCTCCACCACCAACTCCTGTACCGGCTCCGCCGTTTTCCATTAGGCACCACCCGCGTCACTATAGACTGTTCCTTGAGAGATTAATCCTCCCGTATTGGCAGAATTAACATTATATTGTCCGTGTTGATAACCGGAATCCTGCATCTGACCCACGCCTATATTTCCTTCCTTACGCGTTTGTAGAATTTTGTTGTATTCTTGGTTGAATTGTCTAAGAGCGTCTGGGTTGCTTAGTAGGTAATTTTGCTGTTGCGGGCTTAATCCTTGGAGGCGCATAATGAGGGGCTCTCCGCCACCTTCCGCCACAGCCCCGTTAGTCCCACCGGGCATCTGACCGGCTCCGGGATTTTGAGCTGGATCACCGGGTGCTCCTCCGGGTGTTCCTCCACCCATATTATTAGCGTTATACGATCCACCAGCAAGATTGCCTTCCGTTTGTGAGACATTTCCTGCTGGACCCGGCCCCATGTGAGCTAACCCCGATCCCATTACACTTCCTGCCCCATGACCCGGAATTGAGTCAGGATCGATAACGTCAGCGGTAACCGAAACAGAGTTAGAGCCATCGTAATCTGTAATATTTGGACTTACCATACCTCCGCCGCCAGAAAGCGAACCCGATCCATGGGTCGTACCCGCCATTCCGAATCCTTCTCCAATTCCAGCTCCAGAACCAATACCGGGACCAAACCCTTCATCGCGATCTCCAGAAAATCCTAACATGACATTCTCCTAATGAATTGTGTCGTCAATTTCTTCAATGCCACGCTTAATCGCCTTTTGTAGAATCGCATCAACGTCAACTTTCTTTTTAACTTCAATCGTGCCTTTATGTTCAACCTCTTTATACTCCTCTTTCTTATTGTAATTTGAACGCCAATTAAATCGATTGACCATGTTTATCAACCAAAGGCCATGATTGAATCCTCTAGTGTCTAAGTTTTCCCGCCCTTGACGAGTCCACCAAGCTTCAGAGGCTTCTTTTCCTAAAGAAACAACTTCACGAAAATCAACCTTCTCTTTGTCTGTTGTGTTTGCCCATCTTCGGAAAGTTGATTGAGCGATTCCCATATCAAAACAAACTTCGGCAATAGATGCGCCGCTCATAAAAAGAGTTTGGGTTCGCCTCTTCTTCTGCAGCGTCCATATTTGTTTAAATTTACTATTTGCCATATCGTCTATTTCCTCGCCCAGAGCCACCTTCGTGACTTCTGTTTGTTGATCTGCTCACAACAGATAAATTCTTCTTTGAATTATTTTTTGGATTTCTATCCTTGTGGTGAACATCCGAAGTGCTTCCTTTCGACACTTGCCCAGAACTTACCGCTCTGTTCCTTGCTGTGTTTCTTGCAGCCCTTCTTTTTTTCTGATCAGGTTTTGCGTGATATATGGAATACTCACGCTTGTAATTTCTTTTTCTAATAGCCATTATTTAGGTTGGAAAGAGCTTCCGCAACCACAAGATGTTGTGTTGGGAATGTCAAATTTAAATTCTGGTTTGAATGGGTCATCATTCCAATCAAGAACCGCTTCACTTAAAAGTGCCGCCGAGATGGTGTCGATCAAGACCTGATCCGAGACCTCCTCGTCGTCTATTTCTTTCTTCTTCTCTTTTTCTAGTCCTATTCGATAGCCAGAACACCCGCCGCCTGCTATCGTTACCCTTAAATAACCTTTTCCCTCCAGAACGCTTGATATCTTTTCTGTTGCTTTCTGAGTAATTATCATCCATGTTATGCCTATTTTCCTGAACCGGTTCCCTTCTTTATCTTTTTCTTTCCACCGTAAGATGACCCGCTCCCGCCATAGCTTGACCCACTCCCGTCCTTCGTTATTTTATCTTGCCGTGCTTTTCTTGCTTTCTCTTTAGCAATATTCTCTTGTTGCTTTGCTTTTCGCGCTTTGGCTTCTAGTTGTTTAGCGGTTAATGCCATTAGGTTGCTCCTATCGGGGGTTTTGTAACATACGGTCAATCTTAGCAGATAAATGTTGGAACATTTCCTTTATCTCTGAGAATTCTTCTGAGTACCTTTGATTGGAACGATCAAGTCGTTCGCTAATGCTTTTAATCTCCGCCTTATTAACAATAGTCTCTTGTTCTATATCTGTAACGTAGGTAAAGAACCCAACAGCTATAGCTATAGTACCCAATAGATGGGAGACGCTAAGACTCTTAGACATCTGCCACCCACCATTATTCCTTCGCTCTTGACCAGTATATTCAGACATCCACTTTACCCTCTGGTTTCTTAGCCGGTAAGCTTTCTGTTTCTATTGTTCTGAGATAATCTTCTGCAGTCCAGAATATACAGCTTTGATTAACTTTGTTGTTATGTAATATGAAAGTACTGCTTGGGTTGTTCTTGTTTTCTGTGACATACAACTGTATATTCACACTAGTAGTAGAGCTACTCAAGTCTATAGCATGTACAGGCTTCTCATTATAATCGTCAAGAAGCTGCTTCATAAGCAAATCAGGACTACCTTTAGTACACAGAACCTGCAGCGATACAATCGTGCGAAACATGTCTGGTTTCTCGGCATGTGCCTCATTACTGGTACCGAATGAGAAAAGCACCCATAAAGCAAAAATAGCAATCTTCATCAGTACCCCGACTTCATTTTCTTGGGTGCGCTCTTAACTCTCTTCCCGGTCTTTTTAGCAAAAGAAGCAGCAGCCTTTTTCCCTTTCTGCGTGTAAGCAAATTTCTTTGTTCCAACTTTAGGCATGATGCCTCCTGTGATTAAAAATATAGTTCCGGTCCGGTTTTAAATTCCTTTCTCTTGAAATCATCTACATCATGCCAATCTTCCTTCCACCTTTCACCAATCTCTCTTAAACTGCGGTTCCAGCTTTTAATATACCAATCTTTATCTTCTTGATCGAAGCCTTCAATTTTGTCAACAGACCCAGCAAAATCAACGTTTTCAAATTTTTTCTCAACCTGTTTCATCATGTACTCAACGTCTGCAGACTTCAAAAATCCTTTACCATGATGATGAGACGAAGGGTCTACTCCAATAGACTCTTT